CTGCAGAAACAGGATGCGCCCCTTGGTGACGAAGCTGTGGCAGGATGGTACGCCGGGGTGGAAGGACGGGCCGGGCGGATTGACAAAGATCGACGGTGTGAAGGTCGGGCAGTCGCCATCCCCGTCAAATCCCCAGCACGGCCCGTCCGGGGCAGCGTCACGGCTGACAGTGATCTGGTGCGCCTCGCCGCAGCCGGGGCACCAGAACGCCACCCGCCCGCCTTCAAGGGTGCGCAGCTTGGTCCCAAGCGCGGCCATCACGCAAAGCCCATGATGCGCCGCGCCTCAGCCCGGAAGTCTTCGGTCACTTCGCCCGCCGCCACCGCCGCGTCCAGCTTCGCCGCCTGGGCCTTGCGCTCTGCCGCCGCCAGCTGCTCGCGGATGCCCGACGACGCCATGATGTCCTTCATCATCCGACCGATGAAATGCAAGCTCTTCGGGTCGATCTCGCCCGCGTCCTTGACCATTTCGGCCTGCATCACCTTGAAGGCCAGCGCGGTGATCATCTGGAACAGCACGTTGTGGCGCTTTGCCTCTTCGCCGATCCCGGCCTCGGTCATCCATTCGGCGGCCCAGGCGCTGGCCGATTCCTGCACCTTGACGAACTCGGCGTATTCCGCGCCATAGGCATGCAGGGCCGACTTCTGGATGCGCAGCTCCAGCCCTTCCTCTTCCAGCTTCCAGTTCAGTGCCTCGGCCAGCGCCTCATACCCGGCAAAGCCGCGCTGGCGCAGCTCCGCCTCCAGCCAGCGCTTCAGCTCGGGCGGCAGAAGATCCACCTTGCGCGGGGCGGGCATGGTCAGCGCCCCGGGCCGGGGCGCTGCACATCCGGGTGCGTGGCCAGGCCGCGCGCCAGTTCGCAGCCGCGCGCGGTGGCGGTGACCACCACGAAGTCCGCGTGATCGTGACAGGCCACGAAACCCTGCTCACGCAGCCAGGCCAGTTCGGTGACCACCTGATCGCGGGTTGACGGCACGCCCACCCCGATCAGCACCGCTTGCAGGATCGACCCGTTGCTGGTGTATTCCGCGCAGGCCTCCAGGTGCTTCAGGATCGCAAGCCTGCGGTGCCTGCGCACCAGTTCGCCATAATCGCTCATCGCTTGCCCGCCTCCAGAAGGTGCGCGTCATGCCGCGCGACAACACTTTCCAGCCGCTCCATGATGGCGACGTTTCCGGCCATGACTTGGGACACCGATTTGATCTCGCCTTCAAGCCGCACCATGGCCAGTTCCAGCGCGTGCATGTTCTGCAGCGACGGCAGCGATTCCTGCGCCTGCTCGACGGCGCTGATCCGGGACTCGTGCTGCTGCAGCTGATCTTCATGCGCATCCAGCCGCTTCGCATTCGCCCGGCTGCCCGATGCCATCAGGTTCCAGATCGTCAGCGCAAAGGTCAGCAGCATGTTCAGGGCCACCACCCAGGCGACCAGCGGGCTGATGTTCAGCACATCCCCGCTCATTTGCCGATCCACTTGCCGGCCACGTCCTTGATCGTGTGCCCGCCCATGTAAAGCGTCATGTAAAGCGCGCTGATCGCCATCAGATGCTCGAACGGCATCGGCGGCAGGGCAATCTTCCAGATGGCATTGGCCACATGCAGGATGATGGCGTTCCAGAACCACAGAACGCCCAGTCCATACATGCCCAAGGGCCGCCAGGCGCGCACCCAGACCGGCTCTTTCCGCTCTGCGGCAAAGACGGCAACCTTCGCGTCAAGCTCTGCCTCATGCAGCGCGATGATCTCCGGGGCCAGCGCCTCGGTCTCGGCGATGGCCTGCCGGACCAGTTCGGGCTGCCCGCGTGCCGTTTCATCCAGCGCCGCCGGTGACACGCCCGCCCGGTCGGCGATCTTGCGCAGGACTTCGGTTGCCAGCGGCCCGCCCACCTTTTCGGACAGTGCCTTTTGAATGAACGGCGCGCCGACCTCGGCAGCAAGGGCAAGCAGGGCTGACATCAGAAACTCCTCAGAATTCGGGCCAGACGCGGCAGTCTTCGCTGCACGGTCGCGGCAATTGCATCGCGGTACTGGAAGGCCAGCCAGCCTGCCCAGAGAACCGCCAGCCCCAGCAGCACAGCGCCCGACAGCGGCACGCCCGCCAGCGCATCGGTGCCGCCGGTGGCGGTGCCCGCGCCGGTCAGGCCCAGGGCGGGGGCGGCGACGGCCGTCTTGCGCCTTGCATCAATCCGCCGCTGCAGGGTGGACAGGGTGGCGCGACCCAGAATGCCGTCGACAGTCAGATCGTGATCGCGCTGGAACGACCGCACCGCCTGCGCCGTGATCCGGATCGGGTCGGCGCCCACGGCATAGCCAAGGCCCGCCAGTGCCGCCCGCGCCGCGCTGAACTCCGCCGCCGATAGCGGCAGGGCAATGCGGGCCGGACCATACACGGGCGCGGGCCCGAGGCGGATGCGCAGCGGCTTGCCGGGGGTATAAACGCCCTTCAGCAGCAGGTCCGCCTCACGCTCGCGCCGCTTGACCAGGCCAGGCAGCACCTTGCCGCCGCCCTTGTTCCAGGCCATCAGGCCCCGGCGGGCCGCATCCGCATTGTCCCTGATCCAGGCCCTGACCCAGCTTGCCCGGCCGATGGCCCCGGTGTTGAAGTGGAACATGACACCGGCGTCAAACTCGTGCTGCACCGGACGTCCCGGCCACATCGCACGGTCAACGGCGGGTTCGTAGTTTCTCTCCAGCGCCCTTGCCAGCAGCGCCGATGCTTCGGCCGGCGTGATCACCATGCCGGCTTGCGGCACCACCACGCCCGATGCCGCCGTCAGCCCGGCCCCGATGGTCCAGACCCCGGCCGGGCAGCGATAGGCGCGCAGAACCACGCCTTCTTCGGCTTCAAGCATGGCGATGCCCGGCTCAGATATGTCCATGATAATCCCCGGTGGATACCGGATGACCTTCGCAAATCGCGGGGGCGGATGTGACCTTGAAAGCTTTCGGGGGTGGCCCGGTGCCGCGCCGGTCAGCGCGCCCGCACAGTGTGGCAGACCGGCACGCCCCCTGTCAAAGGGGCAGCTTCATCTGGGCCGATCCCGCCTCTGCCTCGATCTCGGCGCGGTAGCCAGACACGGTGCGGGTGTGCAGATCACAGGCCAGCGCCACCGCCTGCAGCGAGGCACCGGCGCGCAGCATCCGCTTGGCCTCGGCCCGCCGCCGCCGCGCCCCCCGCGCATCGGCGCAGGGCAGCGTGATCTTGCCGTGACCAAAGGCCTGGATCAGCGCCGCTGCCGCCCCGTCCCCGATCACGCCCGCCAGTGCCGATCCTTCGGCCTTGACGGGAAGCGCAATCTGGCAGCCGCCCCAGCGCCGCAGCAGCGCCGTGGTGGCCTCCCGCCCGATCACCGCCTCGATCTCGCCCGCAAAGCCGGTGAACAGGGTCATGCCACAAACCGCCCGGTCTCATCGCCCCAGACATCGCGGCCCACCCACGGCTCGCGCGCAAACAACTCGCAGGCGTGCACATCCGGCAGCAGGCGGTCGATCATCGCCCGCGCCTCCTCCGGCTTGCGGCTGTGTTCCCGGCGCACAGCGTCGATCGCATTGCGCACCGAACGTGACCGGTAGGCGGGCGCGCCGATGGTGCCGATCAGGAACACCTCGGACGCAGAGCGCAGGATGTATCCGGTGCCAAAGGCCAGCGTGCCGGTGCCCTTGCCCCGTTTGATCCAGGCACCCCCGGTTTTGTAGGTAAAGCCCCATGCCGCCATCACCTCCAGCGCCAGCGGCAGGTGCGGAAAGGTCGACCACAGGAACAGCAGGCAATCCGGCCCGGCCAGCTGGCCCACCGGCAGCGCCTTGATCGCCTCGGGCGACATGGTGGCGTAATGCGCCTCGGGGCTTTTGTCATACCCCTTGGGCGACCGCATGGCATAGGACCATGGCGGGTCGGCCAGGATCGCGCCATAGCGCATGGGCATCAGCCCGTCGAACGGCCAGGGGGTGATCATGCCGGATCGTCCCCGTCCCCGGTCGGCACCCGCGTCTCCTCGCCCGCAGGGTCGCTGCCGCGCCGCCAGTCGGCGTCGAGGACGGTGGTCACCACCGGGCCCTGCGGGCCGTCCTTGATGCGGAAGGACCAGCCGTCGACAACCACGCCGCAGGCCCCGGCCTGCACCGCCGTCTCCACCCGCCGCGCAATCTCCCGCCGCAGGCGCTCGATGTCAAAGCCGCCCACGCGCTCCAGATAGCGCAGCACGGCATGATCGCTGACGCGAAGGCGGCTGCGCTTCATGGCCGCGTCCCCAGGTCGATGCCCGCGCGGGTGCACATCGCCTTCAGCGCCTCGATCACCGTGGCGATCTGCTGCCAGTCGCGCATCGCATCGATGTCGATGGGTGCCGCGCCCCAGCTTTTCCCGAACCGGGCGCGGATAAAGGCGTTCAGCCCCGCCGCCCCGGCCTTGTCCACCGCCCCGGCGCGATTGAGCTTGCCCCACAGCACATGGGCAAAGCGCACATCGCCCCGCTCCGCCGCCTTGCGGCGCGGCGCGGCACCGGGCGACGGCGTGAAACCACGGGATTTCAGTGCCAGAAGGACATTCCCCATTTCCTCTTCGGTCATGTCCCGAAGGCTGTCCTTGCCCGTGGCCATCAGCTGCAAGCCGCGCCGCGTGTCTTCATCAAGGCCAAGCTGGCGGCACCCGGCATGGATCAGCTTCTGCAGGGCGCGGGTCATTGCAGCAGGCTCAGGCAATCCAGCGTCTGGCACACCGCCCGCACCCGCCCGCGCCCCAAAAGGCGCACGTTCACGAACTGACCACAGCGCGGGCAACGGCACACCGTTGTCTCGGCACAGGGGTTGGCGCGCAGCGCGTCCGCCCGTGCCTGTTCCACGGCATGTCGGAAGAGTGCTGCCTCTTCCGACGTCAGCGCCGGCCGGGCGGCAAGCTCGCGGCCGATGGCCTTGTTATCCTCCAGAATGCGGATGGTGTTGCGCAGCGTGGCGATCAGATCGTCATCGCTCGCGCCGTCCTTGCGCGCCTGGATCACCAGATGGCCGATGGCCACGCCCAAGCCATACTGGATCGATGTCGGCAGATCAGTCAGATTGGTCTTCACCGCATGGTCCTTTCGTGATCGGGGACATCGTTCCACTCGCGCCCGTCCAGCAGGCGACCGGCGTTCTTCTTGCCGACGCGGCGCATCGAGCACTCGGGATCGAAGTGATGCCAACCTTCGCGCGGAAGGTCGTCGGGGCAGGCAAACCCGCGCCTCGGTTCCCAATCCCCCCACTGCTTGAAAAAGAACGGCACGCGATCCAGTGTGCACTGGTCGCGCAGCGACCTTGCCCAATCCGGGTGCATCGGGCGCGCGCCGGGGCCGCTTTCGCCGCCGCAGATCACCCAGTCGATGCGCGACGCATCGTCACCATAGCCGCCGTACCAACCGGACAGCGCGTTCATGGACACCGGAGGTTTGCCGCGATCTGGCGCGTCAGACGGCTTCAGCACGATGCGGCGCAGATCAACTGGCCCCAGCAGCGGTTCGCAGGACAGGAACCGGGCCCGCGCCGGGGTGTCCAGCAGATGCGGGATGCGCCGGTCGGCCTCGGTCTGGTTTTCCACCGTGGTGCCCAGCCAGACGTTCGGCCAGCCGTCGCCCCATGTCGGGGGCAGCATCTTTGCGATGTTCTGCGGGCGCTTGGTCAGCAGCAGCCAGTCCAGGTGCGGGGTCGCGGCGATCAGGGACCACAGATTGGCCCGCCAGTCCGGCAGGATCGACCGGTGATTGTCGAACACATCCGCCATGCTGGCGCAGAACACCCGTTCGCGGATGCCCAGCTTTTCGCAGCGGCGGTTCCATTTGACCGGGCCGGACCAATCCTTGGTCCGCCGCCGGGGCGCACGCGCCCCCCAATGCGCGCCGCCCGTGCGCCGGTCCAGCGCATCGGCATAGCAATGATCACAGCCCGGGCTGACCTTGGTGCAGCCCCACCACGGGTTGAAGGTGTGGTCCGTCCACTCGATTGCGCTGTTTTCAGCCATCAGAAACCTTGCCCCCGCGGTGCTTCCCGCCGCTCCCAGAGCATCCGCCCCACCTCCGACATCGAAAGCCCAAGCGCCCCGGCCTCCAGCGCCGCCGCCCGCTTGGTCAGGCAGATGTCGAAATGCTCGCGGTAAGTCCCCGCGTCCTGCAGATGCCTGCGGTCCACCCCGATCCGGTCCGCCATCGCCAGCAGCTCTTCCGTGCTGTCGGCCAGCATGTGGCACATCACCATGCCCCGCACCTTCACCCGCATGTTGTCCACGTAGACGGCCATCACTCGCCCCTTGCAGCCATATGCCCCGCGCGGGCGATCAGCTCGCCCACGCGCTCGGTTCTGGCCGCGCCGAACCGGGCGGTCAGCACCCGCGCGGTGATCTCGGCAATCGCCTCGGGCTGCAGGCGGGCAAAGGCATCGCCCACCATCTGTTCCGCCTCTGTCCGCTCGCGTGCCTGGGCTTGTGTCAGGATCATCGCCATCCCCCTCACACCTTCGCCAGATCGATGCTGACCGGCTGCCACGCGGCATCGGGCGCATCCCGCCGGAACACGCGCACATAGGTGCGCGACCCCACCACCCGGATCGCGTCGCGGATCGCCGCCATGGCGCGCTGCCAGCGCTCGTCGGTGATTTCCAGCCGCAGCAGCATGAAAATCTCGGACCGGTTGATCTGGCCCGCCTTGTCGGTGTTGAAGGCCCGCGTCACGATGGTGCGGATTTCGGGGCGCGCATCCGCCGCCCATTCGGTCAGGCATTCGTCCAGCAGGGCCTTTGCAACCTGCAGCTCGGGACCGAAGTCGATATGGTCCGCGACCTGGACCTGCACCCGCATCAGCCCGTCATAGCTCTGCAGGGTCTTGTTGCCCTTCGGCCCGCCCACCTTTGCGTCACCAGCGCATAGCCGGTGATCTTGCGCACCACCTCATCCTCCAGCAGATGCTGGGGCTTGATCGTCTCAACCGGCTGCAACCCGCCCTTGGCGGTGGCCATGTAGACCTTGCCGCCCACCTCGACCGTGCGATCCGGCACGGGCGTGAAATTCAACTCTGTCATGGTCTTGAAACTCCCTTGAAGGTCTCTGTAAACGTGTCGGGCACCGGGGCACCGGGCGGGATGGCAGGCAGGCCCAGCAGTGCCAGCACCGCCGCCATTGCGGCGATTTCATCCACACTGCACAGGGTAACGCCGCGCACACCCTGCGCATCGACCTTGCCCAGGCCCCGCGCCGCCAGTTCGATCATCCGCGCTTCTGTCCAGGGCGCTGTGCCCGCGCGTTCTGCGGCTGTGGTCATCCCTCACTCCTGTTTCTGGGGCAGGCCGCACAGGCCCGGAACATCCGGGTGCGCAGCGGGTTTCCGGCGGTGAAAACCTTGGCCTTCACCCGCCAGTCCTGGCATTCGTGGCTGGGGATCAGCCCCAGCGCCGGGCACTCCAGCGCCTGTGCCTGAAACACCCCCCGGAACCGCTCTTCAAAACCGGTCAGGTCGCCCGGATACTTGTTGCGCAGGATCTGGCTGACCATCGCGGCAGACCGGCCCAGCCGTTCGGCCACCTTGTTCTGGCTGGTCCGCCCGCATTCCAGCGCCAGCGCCTCGACCCAGTCGGGCAAAGACCCGGCCCATGCGGTGCGGGCCACCTCGATCGGCGCGGGCTTCATGACCTGTCTCCCAGCAGGATGACCGCATTGGTGTTGTCATCCACCACGGCGCTGACACGCGCGGCGCGCGGCGCGCGCGGGCCGGAATTGCGCACCAGCCGATAGATCGCTTCCCGCTTGCGGGCCGGTGATGCCTTGCGCTCCACCTTCAGAAACCCGCCCGCCAGCAGCACCCGGCAATAGGCCTGGGCATCTGCCGTGGCGACTTGTACCAGATCGGTGCTGGCATGGGCCGCAAGGTCGGTGGGCGTAAAGCTGCGCAGCCCGCGCATCGCGGTCCACAGGTTTTCTGTGGCGCTTCGGCTGCCTGGAACAGGTGCGGCGGGGCGGTCGCATCCCGGCCGGACCTTCCAAAGCTTGCGCATGCCATTCTTTGATCGCAGCAGTTCCAGCACGCCCTGCGCCGCCCAGTCCCGCACGATCTTCGTGGCCTGGTCGATGCTGATCTTCATCTCGGCGGCGATCTCGGCATAGCCGAACCACGGCAGGCGCAGTGCCAGCGCCCAGGCCGCCTCGGCCACCGCCTCGCGGTTCTTGCGGGTCACGGCCAGGCTCATGCGAACCTCCGTGCGGCAGGCGCATCGGCGCTGTGAAAGGGTGTCTTGCCCCAGTCTTCCACGGTCAGGCGCGCCTTGCCGCGCAGCTGCGCAAACTCGCGCCGGTTGGCAAGGTTGGTCGAAACATGCCGGATGCTGTGCTTTGACGCGGCCAGCAATGCGGCACGCAACGCCTCATCAATCTCGATGCCCGGCGCATAGATCGGGGCCAGATGCCTCACATCCTCCAGCGTCGCGGGCTGGGCCGCAACCCGGCTCAGCATCCGGCTGTGAACCCGCTCCCACTGCATCAGCTTCTGCGGCAGCAGCTCTTCGCCCATCAGGATCACCGGCGCGCCCGACACATCATGCAGCCGCCGGATCGTCTCGATCATCCGGTTCGACAGCAGATGGTCCGCCTCGTCCAGGATCAGCGGCCGCCCGGTGCGGGCCAGCTCGCCCGAGGCCTGGGCAAACAGATCATCCAGCGACCGCAGCGGGCGCAGGCCCAGCTCGGTCACGATCATCGCCAGCAGGCTGCGGATGCCGCCAAAGGGCAGCGCCTCGACATGGCAGGCGTTCAGCCGGTTGGTCACATAGATGCCTGCGGTGGTCTTGCCCCACCCGGCGGGGCCGTAAAAGGTGCCCATGCCGGGCAGGCCAGGTGCGCGGTCCTGCAGCCGCGTCGCCAGCCCCAGCAGCAGCGCCACATTCGCCAGCGGCGCAACGCTGTTGTAAAGCCTTGGTGTCTCTGTCATCATTCACTCCTCAGACTGCCCGTTACCAGCCGCCGTGGTGCCCCCGCACCCGGCGGTTTTTCATTGTCCTCACCCGAAAATCGCGTCGCCCAGGTCATCCCAAAGCATCCGCTCGGCCCGGTACTCGGGCGTCGCCTGATAGGCGCTCAGCCAGCGCTGCTGCTCAACGGTCGGGCTGTCCTGCCGTTCCAGTTCCAGCGCGCGGCGGAACCGGTCGCGCGCCTGTTCCTCGGGCGCGGGCGCGGCGGCGGTGCGCCGCGCCGCCAGATCGGCCACGATCCCGGCCTGCAGCGCCGTGGTGTCGGGCACCGGCTCGGCCGCCACGGCCCCGGCCCGGGCCGGACCCTTGCCGAAGGTGCCGCGCACCACTTTCGCCTCGGCCACCGGCCCGGCGGGCGGGGCCACCTCGTCCAGCATCGTCGCGATCTCGCGGGTGGTGAAGCGGCGGTGCGCCTCCAGCGCCTTCTTTTCGGCATTCAACCAGTCGCGCCGGGCGCGGGCATGGGCGCGCGCCTCGTCCGCGTCAAAGAACCCGGCCTTCTGCCGGACGGGTGCGTGCCCCAGATAGGCGTTGTCCGCACCATAGATGTGCAAGCCATCCCAGAACGCCGCCGGATCGAAGCGCACGATCACGCGGCTCCCGGCAATCTCGCCCATCCAGGGATGCCAGAACTCGTTGCCCTGGAACCAGACGGCCCCGGTCTTGCTGTCGGCCCGCAGCCCTTCGGCCCCCAGCAGCCACAGCCGCCGCTGCGCCTCGGTCGCCTTGCGCACCGGCGCGCTGGCATAGCTTTCGTCGAACACCTCGGCAAAAGACCGGCCCCAGGCCACTTCCGACCGCCGCCCCTGCCGGGTGTTGTGCTCTTCAATCCCTTCGGCCAGCACGGTCAGGAACCGGTCCAGATCAATGGCGGTGCTGCCATAGTTCTCCGGCTTCGCATCGGGGCGGTTGCCCGTATAGGCCCCGGCAAAGCGCGGGTCCTTGGATATGCTGGAACACATGTCGCGGAAGGCCCGCTCGATGGGCTTGGACTGCCCGCTGTAGGGCGTGGCCCAGTGCACCTGGCAGCCCAGCGACACGAACAGCCCCGGAATGTCATCTTCCTTCACCTTGAACCGGAACCGGGTGGACACCCCGCCGCTGATCGCCTTGGCGGCAAACTCGCGCCCGTTGTCCATCACCACCCGCTCGGGGATGCCGTAGGTCTCGATCATGTCGCCCGCCGCCAGCAGCACGGCGGTGCTGTTCGGGGTTACATCGACCCGCCAGGCCACGATCCGACCCGAATGAATATCCTGGAACGCCACCATCTGCGGGCGCAGGATCGCAGGCGCTTCGCCCTTGGGGGCCGGCCAGCGCACAAAGACGTCGAACTTGTGGAAGTCGGCGTTCACAGCCTCCATCGCCACCAGCGCGGTCTTGTCGCGCACCTGCGGCGGATAGCGGCGCTTGACCGCATCGATCCCCTTGCGCGCCAGCAGCTGCGTCGCCTCGGACACAGCCGCATCCAGCCGCCGCCGCATCGTGCGCTCGGGCAGCACGACCCAGCCCTGCTGCGCGGCCACTCGGGCGGCGCGGCGGAAACAATCGGCAAAGGGCGGAGCCTCGGGGCGCAGATAGTCGGACTTGATCAGGTCAAAGAACGCCGGCTCACAGTCTTTCGACCGCAGGCGGGGTGCCGCCGCCCGGTTGCGCGGGGCGAGGTAGGCCAGCCGGTCGTGCGCCGCCACCCCTTCGATCATCGCGAACCATGTCCAGATCGTGCGCGCGCCATGGCCGCTTTCGCGCGCCACGTTGTGAACCGACATGTATCGGCCCACCACCGGGTCCAGCGCCTCG